CTATATAAATTTATCGTTGGGTGATCGGCCAATGAGTCTTTGGAAGTGCTTGGAGTTAAAAAAAACCAATACTAAACCTATAGCACTATAAGTGACATGCAAAGTTGCTCCGTGCTGGAAGTTAAGATCGGTATGAATGCTTTCATTATTTTTATATCTATACCCATTCCCAGTAAATTTAGCAGTAAACCTTAAGGCTACACCATCATAACCAACACTTTCCTTATTAGGAACAGATTGGTCTTTATAATCATAATAAAACAAGTCAATCCCATTTGACTTCGCATCTCTGACTACGTTCTCAAATTCTGAAATAATTAATCTTTTATGTATGTTCCAGTTTATTTTTGAAACACGCACTCTAAATTCATCTTTATTAAATCCAGCTCTTTTTTTTGATAACCAACTATCCATACAACACCCTGTTATTTAACTACCACCAATCAATACTATCAGTACCCGCCATACATCATCAAGTGGTATTGGCGGGAGTACTACCCCACATACAGCCAGTACTGGTAGAATCACGTAATTCCATGCCACAATAAACGTTAGCACATACCCCAATGCCTGCCGCCAAGTGAAACCCTTACGAGTTTCTTCGAGTGTTATTTCATTCTGCTCATGGCTGTTTTGTGCATCTAAATCTTGTTTACTCTGTTCCTTTTTCTGGAAGAAACTGAAACCCGTTTTTATCAAATCAATGATCGCTCCTATTCCAAACATTTTAGTATCCCTGTTGAATAAACAAAAAAATACTTACCCTTGACGAACAATTTTGTTTTATAAATGACAATGATATTTCGTTCAACGTCAAACAATGACCATTGGTACATGCTTCCAAGTTCTAGTTGTTGTTCTTTCTCAAAGATGATATTCATTGTTTCTTGTACATCAACTTCAATGTCCAGTTCTTCATTAATTAGCTTTAGTTGTTGCTTTAATAGTTTTTTGTACTTCTGACCAAGAAAACAAAAATTAGTAGGTAGTGAGTTACCATCTGGTACTAAATCACCAATTAGAATTGAACGTGTATCATCCTCATAGTGTTGGTCTTGCATTATCATTTACATCCTCCTAAATATATATTGGCCTTGTAGGTCAGATAAGATAAGACGTGCTCCAATTTCGGCACGTTCATAAAAGTCATAAACCATTTTACGTTTCTTAACCTCACGAACACCGACAACACGTTTAGAACGGTTTTTCTTACCTTTCTTTGATGTGTCGATCATTCTCTTCTTTCCACCCGAATCTACTATTTTGTATTTACCGTTTCTTATACCGGATTTCATTGCACTGATATTTCCCTGTGCAGTGAGTTTTGCAACAGATGTTGGTACTATTTTCACTTGATTACGTGGTTTCACAATAATATCGTGCAAGTACTTGGCCTGATAATCCTTTACGATAATTTCATTAACTGCACCAGTACTTGTTCTTTTGAATCTAAACAGTATCGCATTACTTGTAAATGGTACTGGCCCACCGGCAATCGCCGCGTTTAAGTCTACTTGCATTTGATTGGCAAGGCGTCTTGCTCTGTTGGACACTTCCTTTAGAAAGTTCTGTCCCGCCCTCTGCCCCTGTTGATTAAGGTATACCCTTGCCTGTGGTATACCCGTTATCGTTCCTTGAAACCTCATGATAACCACCCTACTATCTCTTGAATTATTTTAAATTGCTCACCATTATCTTTGTGCAATCTTGATTTGGTCATTATTGCCTTATTGAGACATTGCCATTGAGTACCGAACAAACTAATTAATGCCGTCTCACAGTACAGCAAGCGGTGAACTGTAGGGAAACACCATAGGATTTGTTTACTATATTTAAGACCATCATTGATGTACTGATTAACGACTTTGCTACTACTGGTATATATAGGCCAATTTGAGTCTTTGGTATCGTTAGACCTTTTCTTAATGTCCTTAAGTCCTTTATAGGTTTGTTTAACACCTATATAGTACTCCCCAGTACCGAGGAACTGAATGAGATACACGAATGCGGCACTTTCCGGTACATCATCAATAGAGAAGTCGGGGTTGAACATTGTCCATCCACTATCGTTGTTGTTCATAGATTACCCCCTAACTACATAGGTAATCATTGAATCAACGCGGTTTGGTGTTTGGCGATACCACTGTGAGTCTTTCACTTCTAGGATTGCAGTAGCATAGTTCTTATTGCTCAACGCCGCCAAGAATCTCTTAAACCCTCTTGTCTTCGTTAGACCTAATTGGAACACCATCATTACTAGAAAATCGTTCCAGCGTGAATCACTCGGTAGATTTAGTTTTAATGCTTCTACGCCTCTACGTGCAATGGCAATATCATTAAGTAGTAACGCATCTGCCTGTTGCTCTGTTAAACCTTGTGAGTAGTTTTCATTAGCTAGTACAAGATGTCCGTAGCCAATAGTTAGATAACCACGACTATCTTTATACGGATAAAACTTACCCTCACGGAAATACTTCAATTTTGTTTGGTACGCTTTAGTACCTTCATATTCTTTTAATTTATTCACTAAGTCCATTGTGACCTCCATTTACTTTATTTATGGAAGACACAAAAAAAGGCATCGAAATGATGCCCTATATTATTTGCTATTGTTTAGTAGTGTTTTAATTTCTCTAATGTCTAACTTAACATCACTTAGATCGTCTTTGATTTTCTTGATTTCTTCAACATCATCACGAAGATCTAAAATTGTAAGTTCTACAACTTGTACTTTCTGTTCAAGTACTGAAATTCTATCATTGAAGTTCTTTTGATGACGGAAGTAACCCTTGAATAAAAACACAACAATAGGAATTATTACAACGGTTATTAACCATTCAGAACCCATAAGTATTTCCTTTATTATTGTACTACTGTATTTAGTATCCAGTGAAAGTAGCCAAAGCGATCCTAAAACCACCAGTACCAACAGAATATGAAAAAGTATTTTGTGCTCGAGATACATAAGTGAGTTGAACACTACTCCCAGTCCATCGAGCCTGAAAACCCGAATAACCACCTGCTGTACCATCAAATGATACGTTAGCTGGCATTTGGCTAATGCAAATCCACGGATTAAAACCAATCGGTTTTGTTAACACGGTATCCTGTAGATCAAATCCTGCGGGAACATCAATAAAATCAACAATACGAGGCATTGTACCGGCACTTGCCGCACTCCATACTAGCCTTCCACCACCGTCAAAAACATCTAGATAGCCACTTTGAAGTTGTCCACTAGCCGTTGTTCTCATGAACTGCCCACTGTTGGCTTCAAACAACAAGGCACCAGGCATACAATAACTACCCCGGTTGAACCTAAACCAAGTAAGGCCAGCATCAAGGGGGAATGTTTGTGAAAGAATACCTAGAGTACTTCCATTGCCGAACTGACTATTGATTAAGAAAAAACCAATATCTGTTAGGGCTGGAAAAACAATTTCAGTACTGAATGCCGTGCCCTTGGTATTTGAATCAATAATTTGATTCCCTGCCGTATTAAAAACTTGAAATCCACTCATGCAAAAGTATACACCTCTATTGTTATTGTCTCTGCGGTACCATGTCCTGTTGGAAGATATCGGAGGGTAAAACCATCTGTACTGGGAATACAACTGTATGTTCTATAATATAACCCTACTTGAACTGCTATCCATCCATTGGGCCGCATACCACCAAAGGGAACCCACCAAGAAGTAGTTCCGGCGGTGGCATTAAAATTAACTGTCCCTGCATATCTCATTGAATAGTCGCCAATGTCGGCGACCATTTGCCCGGAACCATTCCAAGCTTGTAAACCCTGTGCCATTACCAAAGCCCCATTCTTACGCGTAATACGTTATTTTGATCGTATACTTCTATTCTGTTATTATTTATAACCATACGACCACCAGAGTTACCATTGATATAGAAAGTACCATCTTTGTTAATCTGCCAGCCTTGTGAATTTGGAACGTAATTGTTACTTTGGATAGTATTGCCTATCTTCGCATTCGTGATCTGTCCATCAATAATGTGACCTTCTTGAATACTGGCCTGAGCAATTTTTAATCGATTAACTGCTCCGTCTTGGAGCTGTAATGAGCCTATGGCGGCGTTTTGGATCATGGCGTTCTGTAAGTATGTAGTACCGCCATGTACAATAAATGGGTAGACCTTGGTACTTTCTGCTGCTGAACCAGAACTAATTAAACTGAACCTATCAGCAATGATTGTGAATACCGACTCTGTCCCGGAGTTAGCTAGGCCTATACCCGAAACATAGCCATTGTTGTTCACACTCACAGTCCAACCGGTGTAACCCGCCTCGTCGATAATTTCTTGTTTAACTTGTCCAAACTCAGATGACCCAATGATCCAATCAATCACATCGTCGTTTAGCTGTGAGTGTGGCACGGATGTTTGTTGCTTATACGGCACTGCAACAGTCCACAAGATACCGGCAGAACCAAACACGTCATATTGACCAGCCCGGATGTAGTACTGACCATCGGGGACACTCGCCCAGTACATGAATTCTGCATTGGTTGTGAATGTCAGAACGCCAGAACTAAAATCTTCACTAGCACTGACTTGGAACATGATCCCGGCGTAGTCGATTGGTCGATTTGAATCACTCCACTCGAACACCAAAGAACCAATGCCCGATTTGATAGATAGACCTTGTAGCAACGGAGCCTGCGGGTTATGCACTGTGAACTTGGTTTCATCCGAATAGGTTCCAGCATTGAAGCCCTGAGCCTTAACACCGAACGTTACTTGACGGCCTGTGTAGTCCCCTTGGTTCATTGCGAACGTATAGCTAAAGGTGTTACCCGTGACCAAATAGGACTTTCTCTTGGTATTTGACGAATCATATACAGTGACTTCATAGTACTTAAGATAATCCCTCATCGGCTTACCGTTGATTATCAAGCTGCTTTGATCGTTCCACTGAATATTGAAGTCTGAAGATTCGCTACTTGTAGCACTGTCCATAGCATTTACTAGGGTTAAACCTGTCGGAGCTGGCAAAGTAAAGTTAAAGTCAGGTACAAGCCCATTTACAGTTAATTTATTACTCAAGAACCCAAGGTTGTTATATGCAGCAACGGCAAAATCATATTTTACATCTGCAACCAATCCAAATAGCTCATAGTCTGTTTGATATGGTGAGGTACTTCCAACATATGACCAAGCCGTTGTGCCGGTTTCACGATAGTAAATGTAGTAACCTCTTAGATATTGATCGGGGCTTGCATCCCAATCCATAATAACAATCTGACCATTAACTACACCGCCCTTCTTGCTAACTTGCAGGTTAGTCGGAGGACTAACACCAAGCACATTATCAGTTATAGACCCCGGTGGAGACCATACGCCCGGATCTTTACCATCATACATTGCAGCATTATATTCAACGCATGTTAATTGGCAGTACCCTATGGAATCTTGGCTTGTACTAATGTCTTTGCTTAGTACTCGATATTGCCCATTGATACCAAACTCATTAACCTTTATGTTAATAACATCCCATACCTTCAGATCCCAACCTTCACTTGTAACAAATGAGATTGTATTCTGTGAGTATCTAGATTTTAGTAGTTCAACATTAACTAACTTGCTTAGCTGAGTTTGGTCATAAATCCACGTATAGTCCCTTGCTAATGCAATTACTCTACCGTCACTACGTACAACATCATCTTGAGATATATCACTTGGAATACGCATTACATCTGTTGCATAACGTGAATATGGATTCTTATATGATGCATCGATACAGTTATAATAATCAGTACTACCACTTGTCGTAATGCTTACAGTACCGAATATAGTACTTTCATCAAATGAAGCTACCGGCAAGGATTTAATATCAAGAGTCATGAAAATCTTACCGGCGTGAACATACATAATTCCAGCGAATGTCTGTAAAATCTTCTCAATGTTACTCTTGTACGACTCTTGATATGAAACCGCACCATTAGACCATAGGTTATTTGAAACGCAGTACTGTGCAGCACTACGGAATGAAGGTAGATCGAATAGATTAGGATCAAGTCCCATGCCATAAATAGAGTTCGTCATGTAGTCGTATATTTGACTAGGGGCATTACTTGAAGGACGTTTGACCATATCATTTAGATCAATTATCTCTAGCCCTTTCATTTCGACAATCATTACATAGTTATCATTAACAAGTACTGTATTCTCTAAAGAGTCTTGCGTTTTCTTAATGACAGTACTAATACTTACGACATTATTACCTAGGAATGTGTCATTCCACTTTGGCCCGGCATATTGTTTTGGGAGTGATTTACTATTTGTATACGTACCGCCAAAACGGACTTCAAGTTGAAGAATGTCACGATACTTTTCATTGAATGTGTTTTTATCAACAATACCTTCTGTAGTGATTGGTGAAGTTAGAATTGGTTCATCATCAATGTAGATTTGATTAATGTACTTTGCTACACCCCCCATAGAAATTGCATGTTCTGTGAATAGATATTGCGAACTATCATCTTGGATATTAAACCAAGGAACGATAGAGCCTGTTTGAATGAAACTACCATTACCATTTATATCTTTATCTGGGAATTGCCCACCATATATAATTGGCATACCTGTTGCCGGAGATGTCGAACGGCTAACACTTGTCGCCGAGTCACCATAACCTGTCGCCCCACCCGGTAGTTGTGCCATCATTGAAGAACTTACAAGAGATGCGGCCCCTGCTGCGGCTCCCCATCCCATAGCTGCTAAGGCAGTACCACCAGAAAAATACACGGCGGCGGCAACGATCACTGCGGTTATAATCGCACCGAATATTCCCCCGCCTGAAACTTTACCCATATTATTTCCTTTTTATTCTATAGAATTTGCCATTCCGTGGCATATCCAATTTAAATTTGTTATGTCCTTCATCAACTACAAGAATCCGATTACTTACATACACACTCATTTGTAGTGGGTCTTCATCATCAATCCAAATATCACCGGGAATTGGATATTCTGTTTATTCGGCATGTGGAAGTATTAGTTGCGATGTGTACTCAACACCGAGTTTCTTTAGTTGATTTTTACCTTTTCGCAAAGTGTTATATGTACAAGTACTGACATAATCCGTACCGGCTAGTAGATCTAATATTTTCAAAGCAAGAATATTGCAGTCATTTGTTCCAAGTACATAATCTTTTGCGAGAGCATCAGAACAAATATCAACAATTTTATTTGTTACGTTATAATCCATTACTTATATTTCCATGTTTGCCCCGCGTTAACTTGTCCAAGTAGACTGAAGTAGTTATCACCGGGGTTGTATGATTGATGTACTGAGTTAGCTGCTAATGTTCGTGGTTGTACATCAAGCTTCTTATAAACACTATTTAGGTTAACGGTCATTTCGTTCTTTTGGTCTTGAGGGTTTGCTTCTGCCGTAATGTAGTCAATGAATCCAGAGAACATCATTGAACTGTATAGTACTGAATTGTCTGCTGGACTTAGGATAACCAAATAGATATTTACTTTGGCATCTCTAAAACCACCACTTAATGCAAGTACTCGATAACTGTCATTCACGTTAGATACTTTAAAACTGATTGAATTATTACTGATCCCCTTCTCTTCATTGAAGCTTGGGAATGAATCACTAATTAGGTCTGGAAAGCTGGTGTATGGTGTACCGTTAAGATTTATATCTACATAACTATCAGTCCAATGAATACCCGGCAGTGATGTAGGGAAGACATCGACACACTTACAGTGAACACCCAGACTCATCAATTCAGTTATGGTTAGTTTGGTTTTATTACCACCACGTGTTAGGTTCCAGTACACCAACAATGCAGGGTTTGTTAGTAATGCATCCATTATAAATTCTCCCTCGCTGTTAGTTGTACTGACATAACATTACTAATTGGTAACTGGTATTCGTTATCTGGCAGTAGTACAAATTCGCCCTCAATGGACGTATAACGAATTGTTTCATTTGTCTGTACATTGGCACGTAGATTAGGGAATAACTGAATGGTGTTACCTGTACGCCCGATTATGCGGTATATTTTCCTATGGTTTGAGAACTGAATAAGAGTACCGATTTCTAGTGTATTTGCAGTAGTATTAATTTGATATACACCCTTTACTGCTGGGGATGTCGTACTTACCGCCCCCACTTGAGAGCCTTTATAAGTACTCAAGTGCCCAAGAGCCATTGTAAACGGTTTGCCTTGTGAATATTGGGAGACGAATGCATGATATTCGGCGACATCTTTTTGATTGAAAGATAATCCGAATTGAATGTTGTAATATTGAATGCCAGTACTACGAGTGATCATTGCACCAGTCCAAGATTCATTTGAGTATCTTGGTTCAGTACTGGATAATGTCACATTGTTTATTTTTATGTTGTTGGTAAATGCCGCCATTTTAACTTCCTTGATTACTCATTGCAGGATAAAGTTTCCTTCTAGATATATTTAGCAATGAAAAAGCCCCAGTGAAGGGGCCATATATTTAGGATTTGCGATTTAGAGTTTAGGATTTAGGTATTACGGGTCTGAGCACTTCTTACGGCTTGGTTTACAGAGTTTGCGTGTTTCTTCAACATTGCATTGAATTTTGCATCATCTCCACTAACATCACCCTGTACGATTAAAGGTGCATTGATCGTGTACTCATTCGAACTGGATTTATTAGAATCGCTTTATCTAAAAACTGTTGAAGCTGTTGGTTTTGACCACGACTAACAACGCGTTCCCCTGCCTGTAGAATCCAAGTACTGTCTTTACCCAAAGAGCCAGGTACTGACTCAATACCACTATGTGCTTGTCCCTGTGCAGTAGTTCCACGTGCAGTACTGATAATGCTGGCACCCATAGAGGCTATCTGAGCATACGCTGCCAATGATGCCGGGAAAGGCGTTGCTAGTGCTTGTGCCAAGGCGGCTTGGATGCTTAATATCGTCTGTGCAATCGTAATTCCCTTCTGTACGGCAAATGCTGCCTTAGCTGCACCAGAACTTTCACCAAAGACTCCCGCTAACATAGTACCGAGATCACCGGCAGATGAACTGATCATTGCCATTTGAGATCGAGTATTTTCAGTCGCTAAATCCATTGATTGGCGTGCATACTGTGCTTCTATTTGAGCTTTACGCTTTTCATAGTCCTCAGTACCGCCTAGTAGCTTCTCATTGAGTTGCATTTCAAGGTTGTACTTTTCATCAAGATCAGTCTGTTTCTGTGCCTTACCATCATACATAAATGGATTATCACCATTGATGCGTTGTGATTGCTGGTCTGCGAGATAAGACTTCTGGCCTTGGTTTAAAGTGAGTCCACCAAGGTTTTGATTCAGGCTTTTTAGGTCTTGATTCGGGTCAGTACGACCGATCATTTCATCGGTGAGTTTTGCCCTCTGCATTGAAGTACTGCTAGATGCCTGACCAAGTAGCTTGTTGAGCTGCTCTTGTGTCATTCCAAGAGTCTTGGCACTTTCCCTAATTTTGTCTTGGATTTCTTTCTGTTGGCGTTCAAAAGCTTTAATTCGAATATCACCCTCAGTTTCACCAATCTGGCTAAGTGCCTGTTCTAGGTTCTTTTGTGCCTGTACTCTCTTTGCTGCTGCTGCCTTAGCGGCGGCTTCTGCTTTTGCTGCGGCAGATTTAGCGGCTGACTCTAGTTTTTTTCGTGCTGCTTCTGCGTCTTTTGCTTCTTTCTCTTTGTTTACCCAACCATCCTTCGGAGCTACTTTCTGAGTATTGTCTTTAACAAACTGCATCATATCATTAGCTTGTTTTTCCAAACGCTCTGTTGCCGTGTTTGAATAACCAACCTCTTGAACACCATCAAGATTTCGTGCCCATTTTGCAAATGAAGTATCACCGCCGTAGTAGAACTTTTTCATCATTTCAATGAAATTGTTTTTAGTCCATTTTGATGAATTCATTACATTAAGAATGTCGTTAAGTTCATCAACCGTACCGGCAAGTGCATTAGCTTTCCATAACTGGAATGTAGTACTAAGTGCGTCTACCTTCTTATCGAATTCGGCGTACTTTTTGGCATTCTCATCTGTTAATTGGATATGTTGTTCTTGAATGGCATTCATTAGATCAGTTTCGTTCGAGTACTGTTTCATGATTTCAACTAACTTACTGCCATCAGAACCAAGAGTTTCTAACATGTTCGTGATTTCGGCAGTACTCTTACCTGCCTTTTGCATTTCATAGAATGAATTTGCTAGTGCTCTAATACCGCCATCGGACTGATTTAGGTACTTGTTAAAGTCCTGCAACTTAAGCCCGTATGCTTTCATATCTTCCGCTGGGCCTGAACCGTCCCGAAATGCATCACCAAGGTGATCAAGTACATCCCTATTAATATCGGCGTACTTTTCCATATTAAGGCCAACACCATAGAATGCTTTATCCATTTTTTGGAGCATTTCAACAGAGAGTCCGGAAGCTTTTGAAATTTCATTCAATTCACGCACATAGTTATTTGACGCCATGACAAGGCTAGTAATTCCAGCTACTGCAAGCCCTGCACCACCGGCAAATCCAACGAGTCCACCACCGAAACCAGTCATTGATTTATTGAATTTTTCAAACATGCTAGCAGTGGTACCCAGTACCCCACCTGCTTGATTACCAAATGTGGTCAGTGCGGTAGTACCTTGATTCAAGGCATTATTAAGACCTGTGGTATTTCCTGTTATTTGAAAATTAATTTGATTGCTATTATTTGCCATCTTTTTTCCCTAATGCCTGCTTTTTAATTAATTCCCCAATTTGTTTAATACTATTTTGTTCTTTTTCGGTTTTCTTCTTCTTGTTCTCTTCTTCACGTTCTTTCGTAGTTAAATGACCATCAAAGATACCAAGAAAATCCCAGTCATCAACACGGGCTTCTTTACGACCTTTTTCGGATATATTCGGAGAAGTACAAAGAATTAGATTGCAAAGATTAGCGTACTTGATCATGTCAATTCTTGCCCCATTAGGTTCAATAAATTGATCGAATACCATCATTGCAGAAAATAGTTCTGGCGTAATTTCATTTAACTCTGACAGGGAAAGCCCCCGCTTTGTTAACATCTTCAATGTAAAACGTAGCGAGGGGTCAGATATTATTTTTTTTCCAATTCTTCGACTTCATTGGATTTCTCTGACATGAGATCGACTACAAGTTGGAAGAGTTCATTGGCAAGTACTGCATCGATTGCGTTAACATCAACACGACCAGTAATTTCACCATCACTAAAAACAGGGTCTCCGTTCTCGTCTGTCACACAATGAATTAATGTCTGTTTTGCAGTTGCTAAGCACTGTTCAACATTAGACATGGTTGGACGTTTGATGAATAGCTTTTGAGCATGAAATTCAACTTCATGTAGCTTTGGCTTTAGTGCTTTTAGTAGTTGGTCAATATTCATATATTACTCTCCAACCACAGGTAGTACACCACTTGCTACGGCACCTTGATCTACTGCTAGATTGAATTTCTTAGTAACAACTGCATCCTTATCGCCAGCGATTGTAGTACTTGAAACGAAGCAGTTATAAACCACATAAAAACCAGTAGTATGGGTTGCATCTTCGTAATAACTCAAGCGTACTTGAATGCGTTTTTGTGAGTCTGCGGCTGTTTCTAACTTCTGATGTATTTCATCATCTGGTAGATAGTTAACAGTTAATTCAATATCTGGTACTGATTTTGTGCCGAGTAGTTTACGGTTATATGCACTATTAAAAGTAACCACTTCGATTACAGCAGATTCAAAACCGGATGTTGTGAATGATGCAACTTCGGGTACTGTTTCAAATGTAGTTGAAACAACTGTACCGGCAGTGCCGATTTCTACTTTTAGGTTAGCACCTGAGAAAATATCCATTTTATATTCCTTTATATTTGACGTGGGGAATTCCTTTCCCCACCGTATTTATTTATTAGTTTCAGGCATGTTTACGCGAACCATTAAAAAGTTCCCTTGTGGTATATCTATAGGGTCGCCGTTTTCATATCCTTCAATTTCATTTCTCAATGTTGGTATTGGTGATTCATGTGTTCTGTGGTATGTATAAATCTCAATATCACCAGTTTGTAGTACTTTATAATCCACCCATACCAGTGGTTGCTTATTATCATTGGTAGGTATTTCGAGTTGCCATACTCCATCACTATTAAAACCTAGGCAACCATTAACAATATACACGCCTGTTCTGATTTTTTTAACCGTAACACCATCTGCTTCTTTTGTAGTTGTATAAGAACCATCCGTATACACATTAATAACTGGTGAAGCTCTTTTGATAAAACCAGATCCATCTACAACCGTATTCAACGAATGCCACATCGACATTGATTGAATCCAGCCACGGCCAACAGAACCTGTATTCATTACAACAGTTGGTGTGTCATATCCAGCAGTAAGTAAGAAGAAAGTATCAAGGGTTCTGTTCCATATACCCGGTGAATATTGCGGCACTGGAAAAGACCCTCCAATATTTGATTCATTTCTAACCGGTGATAAACCTCGTTCGCCACAAGAAGCTCTAAGTAGATCGATAGTATTAGCATTATATGAATATGCACCATTATAAGTATTACCAACACCCGCCATTGTACTGTTAGTTGGTATCTGTGTAGATGCTGTACCAATGTTATTAACTGCTGCTGTACCAAAACCAAGGTTTGTTCTTGCACCTGCTGCATTATTTGCACCAGTACCACCACTTGTAATTGCCAGTGGAGTACCCAATGTTAGAGAACCTGAAATATTTACATTAGTTCCCGACATTGTTAAGTTTCCTCCTGATGTGTAGATCATCTGGGGGCTTGAAACATTATCACCATTTGGGCGGAGGTAGATGTTAGTACTACTTCCAATAATTAAGTCACCGTTACTGTTTGCACGAACTTTTGAAGTATTTAAATTCAGTACTGCATCAGCATTAGTAGCTGATAGTGACATTCCCTTTAACGTTAAAGTATCAGAACTCCCCAACCCAAGGTTAGTTCTTGCGGAAACTGCTGTAGTAGCACCGGTACCGCCATTAGCAACGGGGATAGTTCCAATATCACTTGGTTGTAGCACAATATTAGTACTTAACTCATGTCCATTTACTTTGAGTGTTTTTTGGTACAAATGTATCATCGATTTCAGTTTTACTGTATGAGCCAATATCACTAGATTGTAATACGATATCAGAATCTAATGCATATCCATTTACTTTGAGTGTTTTAGGTACAAATGTAGTATCAGTTTCGTTTTTACTATATGAACCCACATCACTAGATTGCAAATCAATGTCAGAACTTAACTCATATCCATTAATTTTTAGTGTTTTTTGTACGAATGCATCATCTGATTCAGTTTTACTGTATGACGGTACGTTTAATACATTGTCTAAACCCAAATTTGTCTTTGCAGTACCGACATTACTTAAATCGCTCAAATTTGAGGATATTGTTAATTGTGCATTATTAGTTACATTACCTAAGCCTACATCACCCTTCGCTAAATCAATATCATTACTTAACTCATGTCCATTGACTGTTACTGTTCGCTGTACATATCGAAGGTCTTGTTCAGTACTGGAATAGATACGCGTCCATGCGGTAGACGAGTTGCGTGCATACAGTTTAAGATCGCCGGACTCAGATATGACAAATCCAGAATCACGCCCTTGGTTTGTTAGGCCAACACCAATTAGGTTCGCGGATGCTGGGTTATCACTTGAAGTTCCTGGAATCTGAATAAAACCGTTACCCTGCCATTGGTAGTTGATATTGTGGAGTGTCTACCCCATTACTACCAACACCAAAATCGCCTTGGCGTAGTACTGGCTGAACATCTGCAATACCTTGTGCTACTAGGGTTTCTGGAGTGAAGATAAATGAACGCGTTACTGCTGAATCTTTATCACCAGAATCTGAATACGATGAAATATAGCCATTTAGTAAAATGAATGCCTCTTGATCTTCTGCTTCTTCATATTGTACTTTTACTTGAAGTACTGATTGGTTTTTGGCAGCTTGTGTTAGATATTGGTGGCTAATATCATCTGCTATGAGATTCACTGTGATTGGAAACGCTTCAATGGATTTATCACCCATTAATACGCTTGCATAGTCATTATCATATGTTTCAAATTTTGCTGCTTGATTCTGTATTGCTACTGCTGGAAATTCTGCTATCTCATTGACCTGTTTTAATAATGATGATGATGGGGAACTGTTCCCTACGTCCAAACTATAAAACACCTTGAGATTACCACCAGTTAATAAATTATTATTCATGGTTAATCCTTTACCTTTTTACTTTGCTATCACTGAGATATTTAGTGTGAAAACTCCAGTGCATGTGCCAGTAGTTTTATCTTGATGTGTGTCTTGATTGCTAATAATCCAATCTACAATAATGAAGTCATTGCGGAAAACATGTGGCACTTCCACCTGAAAATATTCAATAATCTCCGAGAAACGAATCATGAATGAATTCTTGTCTTTCTCTGTTCCATTAACCAATACAAAGTCTATTGAATAGTTTCCTTGGGGGCGTAGATTCATATTTGCATATGACTGTTCAGAGGTTGTCCCCTCGCAAAACAAACGTTCATTCAGTCCTTGACCTTGTGCAAGTGGGGTTGTACTTATAGAGAAGTTTGATAACAATGTGTTTACTGCTTTATTAATATTCAGAATCATCAAGTACACTCCTATAAAAGTAATCACTTACACCCGAAAGATCGTCATCAATGTGATAAATTATCTGTTCTTTTTTGTCGATAACAATTATTGAACCTACTTGTAAATTTGGGTCAGTCATTGCCGTGAAATAGTATTCATGAGTGAATACAGAATTATCAGAACCTTCTAAAAAAAAGGAGCGGACTTCCTTTATGGCTAGAAAGTCCACTCCATTGTAATTTAAGGTTTCCCCAAATGAATTAAGTAGGGCATATACTTGTTGTATTTCAAATGCCCTCATAACATTAAGCCTTGGTTACTAGTACGAAAGCATCTTTATGTGCTACTGCAAAATCCATATAAGAGAAGCTGCGTAGTACTACACCTTGGCTTGCACGTTTGGTTGTTAGGTCGCGGTCTAGTTCTACACCACCCCATTGAGCAAGGATAAGAGTACTGAAATCACCGATTAGGATTGCATCAGTAGGCACACGAGTACTAACGATTACGCGAATCTCATCAGCTAGGTACTGTTCATCACGGTAGCCTTCAATCAACATCTTGGCTGCGGTGTTACCTGCCATTGGGACTTGGCGTAGTGCTGCATATACTGATGGGTGCATGATAGCCACGCAGTTACCGGCATATACATTGGCAGTAGCCAATGCTTCAACAGCGTCTTCAATGGCCGCAAGATCGAATGCAGTAGCGGATTGCTGCGTTGCATTAGTAGCAATATAACGAAGGATTTCGGTTTCTAAGTCAGATGCTGCAGTTTTAGTTAGTTGCTCTGAAACAAAGCGTTCAGCCGCAGTATTAGATAACTGTAGAGTACGGGTTAAGGCTACTGAACCAGTGAAGTTCTTCGGCTTTAGGCTTACAGAAGTGAATGGTGCATCATGCATTGGGCTATCTGCACCCTCTGCAACGAAACCGAAAGTACCGCCAGTTAGTGTATTTGCTACTGGGATAACTAGTTCGCCGTTACCTTCTAGACCTGAAAATACTTGTGGTTGTGCTACTTGAGCTAATACGGATTGTGCCCATAGTTGATCAATGTATGAATCTGCGGTTTTACGTACAACAACACCGGCAGCATTAGTAGTAGTGGTATCACGTTGTAGATCTACAACATAACCACGCTCACCTTCAATAACACCTTCAACCGGTGAATTATCAATTAGTGAGCGAATTGCTTTAGAAAGATTATTTTCCATTGTGATTTCCTTATCATCATTAGAATTTTTTAGTTCATTGGTTATATCTCGGAGACTCAAATTAGATTCGAGGTAACGTGATACATCTTTATTTAGTAGCTTGCCCAAGGCTTCAATTTCCATTTGACGCTCTTGTTCTTGCTCTTCTGTATTTATTGTTTGATCTGGCTCTGGTTCATCAGTACTTGATTGTTCTTCTTCTGATTCCTGCTCATCAGTACTTTCAATCTCCGGTTCTGATTCAGTACTTGATTGTTCTTCATCAGTACTTTCAGACTCTTGATTATCAATTTCTTGTTCTGGCTCCTGCTCTGATTCAGTACTTTCCTGTACTTCCTCTAATGAGCGACCAATACCACTTTGAATATCATCGGCTGGAATAGAAACTAGGGAGATTTCGAATGGTTGCCATTTAGTAGCTAGAAGATTGTCACCATCAATACGATAATCTAGTATTGAATATCCAACACTGACCTTAGTAAGAATGCCCTCTTCGACCATTGTTTGATATTTATCGGCAGTACTTGAAAGTCGAATACTCGCACGGCAAACTTTATCTTCATCGATAGTTGAAGATTCAACAACACCAATGATGTTATCTTTATCATGATTGAAAAGTACGGCAGCTTTATTTTGTAGGCGGGATAAATCTACATTTTCCGGAGAGCAAAGTAGAATTTCATTTAGAATTTGTTCGCCAAACTCGCGTAGTACTGGTTGTTCTGAAGCAAAGGCTAATTCAATTAGTTTACTTTCATTGCCCTGATTGATTTGGCTGGCTTCCATCTCCCTCTTCATCTGGGTTTTGGGTGTTTTGTTGTCCATCTATTCTGTTATCCTTAACATTCAAATAGTTATCTATTTCATCCTTCTCAAAATCCTTAAGTACATCGCGGTAATCCTGCCCAAGCTCGCTAATAATTTGTTGACGTGATTTCAATCCATTTTCCAGTAATGAAATTTGGTATTGAGCGTCTTTATTAGGGTCTAATGAGAGTGATACAACAGGTGTGTAAGTTGCTTTTACTAACTTTTTAAAATTTTGGAATTTAAGATTTAGTTCATTCTTATTTAGCATTTCAACTTTTAAGTACTCTTTATAGATCGGTTTCAGTACTTGAACGATTAATGCATTTTGCTTACCTTTAACTACTTGTTGCATCATCCGGTCTGATAACTTGGCAGCACTGAAAGAACTATTCTTGGTGTCATATAGTAAGTTCATCTTGGTTACATTAAGTGCCATTGCAATTTGTCCCATCATTTGATCCATAAAGCTGTCCAAGCCATCAGTACTTGATGTTGGATTCACAGTTTGTATTTTCTTTCCCGGCTCTAACTCAAGTAATACGCCCGGCTCTAGATACCCTTCGTATGTTTCAGTAGCTAAGTTTGCTTCATCAATGCTATTGAGTAAGTCCGTAGTTGCAGATTGCTGATCATCACTCGTAATGAATGCCATAGAACTGGCTGAAACTTTCTTCTGCACAAGGCTAGCATTCACAAACTGCTCTAGTTCTTTAATTAGTCCAGTACAGGCAATGATGTCCGGTAATCCCCTTTCCTGTTCGGCATAGTCCTGAATAAAAAAGTGGATAACCTCGTCTGCGGGAACTACCCCATAGTCCGTCTGATAGTAGGCATAGGTTGTTGGATCAGTTTTGCAAATGTGATAAGCAATTGGCTTTTTGAATTTATTAAAGCGAATTCCATTGCTGATGTAATCACCATTACTGAACTGTTGATTTCCAATTACGGGTACACGTAAGCTATCAATAATTTCCAGTTTCATAATGCCTTCGATCTTATGAATCCTGATAAAACATTCACCGTCACGTGCTCTTGTACGGCAAACGAGATTTTGAAAAGTACTTATATCTAGTCGGCCAGTAGTTGAAAATGCATCAGGATCTTCTGCCCACTCATAAAAGAGTTGTTCAATACTCATCGAAAGATCATGATTCTTTATTTTCATCATCATAAATTTCTACATTCGAACGAATACTAATACCGTCTGCACCCGCGATATGATCGGCATCCATTAGAATGTACTTTCGAACTACTGGGTTGTTTGTTGCTAAATCACGTGCCTTAGTTTGTAGTGTAGGTAAGCTACTCTGAATCAATCGATTGATGTTTGCACCTTGACCAGCTCCAGAATACCCAAACGATAAAGTACTTTGACGACTGACATTGATCGTATTTAAATCACGTTCTAGTTGTGAGGTTCTAGTTCTATGTGATTTTTGAATATTAGGTACTGGCATTGGTACTTGTGGTGGCTCTGCTACCTTTTCCTGTCTTCTAAAAAAATTAAACATTATCATTCCTTCCTATGGAGTTTGGTTATGCTTTTAATCGGGCGTTGTCCATAATCCGGCTTCCCATTAAGTTTCAGTAGTTCTTTATTCGCCTGTTTGGTGTATTGATCCTTTAACCTGTAAAGTACATCCAATGATTCATTAACTAATGTTTTGTTATTAATGCTAGTAGTAGTGATTAGGCCACCAGCAATTCGCATCTTTATTAATTGATCAATGTCATCCAACATCTTTAGAAGTTCTTGATATTTTTCACTCGATGCTATTGGGTCGATTACGGTAAAATGAATCACATCACTAATTGACATATCAGTTTTAATGATCTGCGTCCATAATCCGGCTTCCCATAGTTCAGTACTAATCGCTGTTGTTTCACCACTGATCTCTTTTTTTGTTTTATTCGGGGAAACCAATGTAGTTGTTTCACTATCATTTTGATGATAGATAATAACCTCACCGATATAAACCTTTTCTAATTTTGTTAACATATTTTAATTCCAGAATGAATTACGTCTACGTAGTCTCTTCGGTTGGGGGGGCGGTTCCTGCTTCCGTTCCGGTGGACTTTCGTTAGAAGTATTTGTTGTCTCATTATATTTATTGCGTACCCTATGGTTGTACTCTCGTAAAATATGATAAGGATCTGCACCAGTTAATGTATTTAGATAATGTTTCATACAGATATATGCATACACTAGACAGTCCAATGCTTCATTTCGTGAGCCTGATGCTTTCAATGACCATTGTTTAAAACCATTTTTAATGTCTACCCTTTCGGCGGTAAGCTGATTAAAGTAATCATCGGGTAATGTTTCACTAAATCGTATTGGTGGGTTGTTCTTGTCTACGAGGCAAGTTCTGAGCATCTTAGTGACAGTACTTTTAGCGAGGTTCACATTTAAGATCTGTAATTCGTGGCCGCCAGTTCTACTACTCCTGAACAACGGTTTCGTAGTACTGCACCCTTCACCTTTGATGGGTTTGAACAAGGGATTGTAACTATTACAGTACGTGTAGACCGTCTGTGTTGCGTTTCCGTTCGAACTATCCAGGAACCCGGCAAGTACTCGTACTGGACGTCCTGAAACTGTTTTGAATAGCCCTTTGCTGTATTGACTTAACTCTGTATAGGCTTTACTGCCAATCTGGTTGCAGTCCACGCCGTAGAAGTTTCTATGATCCAGTACATATAGTGTTTTCTCTGTGAAGCCCATAGTGGTGCATTCTAGGCGGTCTTGTTGTTGGTCTACCCCTAGTACGATACCTAGTACTTCATCAGGGATTGCCTGTACTGAATTTTCCTCCCGTAAGTTTTCCAACTCGATGAGGTTATGTTCTTTGTTCTCTTCTGGCTCATATGGCAAGCCAAGGGAGTTGTTGTAGAAGCTTTGCAAATCGAAGTTATAGTGTGCGTTGCTGAAGTCCTCAACCGTTGACTCAATGGTATTGATAGGACTGTACAAGCGGCTAACGTGGTAGCTTGGATATTTTCCAGCGGGGTTAGTTACTACCCAGTGTCCACCAGCAATTGCCCTTACCCGTTCACCCTCAGTTATATGATGCTCACAGTTCGGACAAAGTAACTTGGCAGTTTCTGGTACTGCTTTTTTCCGTCCATTTGGCAGTACTTGCCAATCGAACCTAACGTTATCCCATACTAATTCGTGATAGTGATTGCAACTAGGACAAGGCACATTAAACTTACGTTGATCCCCTGCTTCATATTCTTGGCAAATAGAGTCTAATGCATCCGTAGGTGTGGACCCGATCATAATCAAGCCGTCATCAAATGATTTAATACGTTGGCTTGCTAGACTTATTGGATCACCTTCTGAATCATCAAAACTTCCGCTTACTTCATCAAGGAAAATTCGTTTTGTAGTAATACCACGTAAAGTACTCGGTGCGTTTAAGTTAATAAAGTATGTATTTGTAGAATCGAGGTTCTGTTGTGTATTTTGATTATTAGCGGCGTTCTTATCTGACTTTTTAGTTACGTAATCTCGAAGAATACTTTGATCAATACTTGGTTGCCATTTACCGTTCTTAAACTTCATTGTACTTGCCCCACTTTGGGAGCCATATGCCATATTACTGGCATCATTAACAATAAAGTACTGCATTGCTGTCATCATGATTGTTGATTTTAATAGCTGTGCAGAAGACATCATCACTATTCGTTGAACACCCGGTTCAATAATTGTGTCCAGTACTTGACGTTGGAATTCGAATAATCTAAGTTTCTGACCTGCTAGGCGGCCATCTGGAAAAACTAGATAGTCTTCAGCAAACTTACTTGGTAGTATTTTCTCTGGCGGTAATACTTTCTTTATCGTTTTCTTGTAGATCTTCTTGAACTTCTTCATTTCCGAGTTCGAGAGATCCGATCTCTCTAAGTGCATTATCGATCACTTCCTGTAATTTATTTTTCAATGTTATTGCATTCTTGCTTTCAAATAGTTTTAAGTACTCTGAACTTGGAATGCTTCTAATGATTGATTTGAATTGGTGAAAATACTTTGCAAACTCTGCTTCAACGATTGAAACTGAGATTAATTCTCCACGTCGTTCTCGTTCATCAAGTTCCTTTATGTTTGCGGTTGCAGTTAAATCACGTAGCCTTTCTTTTTCTATTTGTACTTTAGTTGATTCATCATTTCGCAATGGACTAACAATATGTTGTACAATCCACTGATTTATTTCCATTTCTGACTTTGTAATATCAAGTCCACGGCTTTTCCAATCACGGCTTACAGTACTGATGTCGTAACCGTAACGATCCGCGATTGTCTGATAAGTAATGGTTGTTATTTTTTTAGATGTCATGCTGTTTAATTCCATTGGTAAGTCGTTGTTGATTTGAGTTGTTGTTAAAAATCGATATATATTTAAAACATCGGGCTGCGAAACTACGCATGAGAATAATTCTCATTGGAGAACCTATATATTTTAACCGCTCTTTTTTAAGCAAAATAAAATAGATAACCATCCTAAAAATCAAGTTACTAACTTATGTACTCTTTTTTATAACTCATGATTATTTATAGATTAACTTTCTCTAAACCTAAATTGTCTTTTATCCTCATGATAGTAATCAGAATTTATAATCATGATTAATTACTCGTGAATATCAGGTTCAAATAGCTTGCTGGGTTTTCACTCTAAAAACCAAGCTTGATTTCAAGCAGTTTGGTGTAGTAGATTTTATCATTTGAAATGGGGAGTTAATAATGAGACCTGAAAATTACAAACGTATTGAATCATTGCAAAGTGAAGTAAATGATTTTCACCCTATCCTTGAGCAGCTTTTCAAGAGATTGCCCAATGTAAAGCAAGTAGAGTATCACCAAGGTCCATCAGAGAAAGGTGCTGATTTTGTCGTCATCAAGTATGATGATACCCTTGATGAAGAAACTTATATTGGAGTAATATGTAAAGTTGGGAAGATCACACAGTCCCATTCTGAAGTCGAAAGGCAGATTGATGAATGCAAATTAATGCCTAGATTTATTTCATCTGGAAAAAAACAAATCATACTAAATGAGATCTGGGTCGTTAATAATTCCACTATATCTGCGAATGCAGAAGAAAAGATATTCAGAAAGTTCACTGGAACAAATATAAAGTTCATTAGTGGAATGAAAGTTACCGAACTCATAGAAAAACATTATGAAGAATTCTGGTCCTATAATTCAATAAGCTATGGACAGTACTTCTCGGAAATAGAGTTGCAATTGGCAAACGGAAAAGATAGTTCGTTTTTCGGTTCGATAAGCTCGGAAAAATTCATTCATCAACAAATAATCAAACAGACACAAAAACAAAACAAACGTCAAAATGAAAATCTTTCCAGCGTTATATGGAATGAGAATTTCATTTTTTTGGAAGGCCGCGTAGGCTCTGGAAAGAGCACTATTATTCGCCAACTAATTAGTTCCTTAAAGATTTTGGTGGAATCTGATACTGATAAGAAAATAGTTCCAGTTGTTTTTCAATATAGTGAGTTATGTAATAACTCGCATGATATTAAAAAGTTGTCAGTAGACAAAATCAGCAAGTTTAATATACCTGAAGATATCCCTATCATAGTTATTATTGATGGTGTAGACGAGGTTAAAGATGATTCAAAAACAAGAATGGAAAATTTTAAAAGAATTGTCAGTGACATATCATCAAATAGTAATTTTAAATTGTTAATTACATCTCGCTCGATGGATTCAATACAAGACTATGAGATTATTGACAAAATGTTTACTCGTTACTCAATAGTTCCGTTGAGCATAGGTCAAATAGTTAACTTTGTCGATACTATTTGCGAAAATGAAAACATCTCAAAAAAAATTAAAGTCTGGGATAGAAAAAACGCCTCTATTTAAATTTATTCCCAGAACACCAATTAGTGCAATCCTTTTAGCAAGAATATTAAAAGATGAGGTTAAAGAATTGCCTTCCACAATGACCGAGCTGTACGCAAAGTACACAGAGATTGTTTTAGGCAGATGGGATACTTCTAAAGGATTATTATCACAGACAGAATATGAGATTATAAACAATGTACTCATGGATGTTTCAGAATTCATGATGAAAAACTCCCTGTCGTGTATCTCAGTTTCTGAAGTCGAAGACATATTCTTAAGTTATATAGAGAAGAGAAATATAAGCATTGATGAAGATAAAGTTCTTCAACGAATGTTAGTGCGTAGTGAAGTCGCTACTGTAAACCCTAAGAACGGAACATTCACATTTGTACATCGCTCATTCATGGAGTATTTTTTTGCTGAGAAATTGAAAAAAAGCGGGAATGCATTATTAGATCAGGAGATATATAGCATATATTGGAGTAATACTTATTTCTTCTACCTAGGACTTCTACGAGATAATGAAAAATGTATAGAGGTCATAAACTCGATTGAACCTACTAATGAACAATATAAATTATCAAGACTATTTACCAATGGTACTTTCTATCTCGCTGCTTACTTAACCCCATATCATATAATCCAAGATGGTGTATATAACACTTTCATTGAAGCAGGGAAACTATACTATGGCATTGCAAAAAGTGATGGTAATGCCGAGCTAAAACAACTACCTCCTATTGCTCTTCTTTGCATTTTTACCCGTTGCCTTCAGTTATGAGTATTTTGAAAAGGCACTAAAAGATACAGCGACTAAGCTTAATAAAGTAATTAATCCCAGTGAAGAACAGCAGTTTAGCAAGTTTTTTGTTTCCTCCATGCTTAATGATCTGGGTATAGAAGATTCCTTTGATTCTCTAATTGAAAATAATAATATAGATATTTTGATACAACTTGGTATAACTCATGTCACAAATGACACTGGGAAGATAAACAAAAAAATAACAAGATACATTAAAAAACTAAAAAATCAATATAGTGGAAATAAAAGGATGTCAAACTATATTACTGATCTTCATGAAAAAACAATTATTGAAATTGAAAATAAGAGGCATTGAAATCGATCCGTGCTACTCCTACACTACGAGGGTGACGCCCACTTTCAGTAGCACGGATCAATAGTACCCATTTTATCAAATAGCTAACGGTGCAGGCAATATAAATGAAATTTTTCTTGATAATGATAACTGTAATTGCAGCAGCGATAGCATTACCAACGTTTGGAAAGGAACACTCTGTGGACTTTGGGAACACTTCAGACATCGTTAGTGCTATGTGTAATATAGCTATGGCTGGGGCTGCTGTTTATGCGGCATTAAATGCTAAAGGATGGATTACCCAATCGCACTTTGATCATACCAAAGAGTTCCTAAAAATAATGACAAAGGTTAATGATCAACTACTTACATATGTAATGGCGGGGAGTGGCGGGGCTTTAGAAATTCCATTAGCACTTCCTCGTTTCAAACCAGCAGATGAACAAATAAAGATAATCGCACTAAATCTTCCCATTGATAAAAAGAAAGAACTAAACATCGAGTATGATAAATTTAGAACGAACACAATTAAATCATGGATAGAAGCGAGAGATTACTCTCAAGTCGAAGACCATGAATATACTGTTTACCCAGATTTTTATGCATACCTTTACAAATTGATAGATTAGAAAATGCACTATCTAGTGATTGGTTGCTAATAATATGATTACCTTACTCAACTAAAACGAAAGAAACTAAATGACCAAACAAGATTGGTTAATGCAGCTTCGTCGCTGCGGCAGTATTGAAACACTTGAGAAAGTAATTGATAAGAACAAGTATGAACTATCTAATGATGAACTTGAAACCTTCTATGCGGCATCTGATCATCGACTGGCAGAACTCACTATGGGTAAGTTGTACGATAAGATCCCAGCTACCGTATGGCAGTTCGTGAAATGAAATGGACTAATAGAATAATCACTGGATTGGTTATAGTACTGTTCATTCTTGTGCTACTACTGTTGATTGGTGTCATGTTTTACAACTCGGACAAGAAGATGGAAATAGGTTCATTGACGGACTGGATTAGTTCATTAAGTACTGCCGGTACTTTAGTTGTTGCATGTATGGCGTATAAGAAAGCTCCTGAATGGATGGCTCAGAAACATTACGATATTGTTTCTAAGGTAATCGAAGAGGCCATATATGAGGATTTAAGAAAGCTTTCGTCTTTAAGCTATCAATACAAAAATCAAATAGTACATACTGGACTGATATTAAAAAACTCCCTGAGTAAAAAGGAAGGGTTACCATCTAATATAGAAGAAACTTTAGAAAAATTAGAGAAACTATTGATGGAATTTTTTAATCTCTCTTACTCCATCCAAAACAGATTAAAGGCTATTCCAAGATATAATTATGTAATTACGCCATATGCTTTAAATATCATAAATGAGATTAAAAAAGCGGCTGATATTTACAACAATCTACAAACTCAAATTGAGTTTGCAGCACATGGAGTAAATTCGTTAGTTTATGCGGATCAACAAGTAATCGACTCGGAGAAAAATGAAATCTCAGATATACAACGTGAATCGATTGAATTGAATATGAAACTTTCCGATTACATTAAGTCAGTTTATGCAGAAAATAAAACCATTGCTGAATTTATTGCGATAAAAAACAAATAGGACTTACCTCATTATGCAACCCTCAAAGAGTGGATAAGCACCTCCGAAATAGGAGGTACTTAACGAATATAGCCACAAGAAATAGCTGTATCACGATTTGATTAGTACTTTCAATGCTTCAATACTAAGTACTTCATCACCTCTATGCACCATTGCATGACAGTTTGGGCATAGGGGTATTAGATGCTCTACCGGATCCAGTTCATAACCCGCACCAAGAGTATGTATTGGTTTTATATGGTGCACATGGATAAAACCCTTCCCTAGTACTCCATATACTTTTTCGAAATCAAACCCACATCCTTTGCATACTGTACCGTGAACCTGGATACAAGCCTGTCGTGCTTTTGGATCACGTTCATAGGCATTCACGGTTACACGCTTCTTTGCACCCTCAATGTAGTTATCTTGTATTTTCAAATCGTCTGGATAATAATTATCCGTAGGTTCATTAAAGTACCCGTACCAAATACCATCAATTTTCCGCAGGAATCGTTCCTCTACATTCGCTTCAAAAGATGTCGTTTTGGAAGTATCAGTACTTGGATCTTCTCTGAATTTTTTATAAACTAGAAGTTTAAAGCCTTCGTTTTCTATCTTTTTAATCGCATCTCTAGCATATTTGTAATTTGCTGACACTTTACCATTAAGTTCATGCCAAACCTGATTAAGTATTACATCCTTTTCATTATCTCTGAGGTCAGCCCATACACTAAAAATAGCGACTTTTTTACTTGTACTGATTGCACACCAACTATAATTCGTGGGTTTTATGGCATCTAACCCCAAGCTATTGATGAATGCTATTTGACTTTTCTTAGCCATATTCCTTCAGTTATCCTTCTTACATCTTAAATCAGTACTAACCTGACCATCAGGACTATTATATAAGTTCCCGTAGTACCAGCCATCATCATTTAGCTCATTGATAATGATTATTTCAAAATATGGAACATGATTTAGATCTGTCATATATCGATAAGAACCATATGGCACGGGCGGTGCTTCTTTTGATATCCTAGTGTAAAAGTCTGCGTCAGTTTTAAAAACCAAATGTCGAATATCTTCACACGTGAAATTTGGAATATTTATTGCCTGTGCCACCGGTGATAACAATGCCAGTACTAGTAGTAGTTTTCTCATTGTTCAGATACCTTTGAATAAAATCTACGTCCCTGCATAATACTTACAACAATACATGCCATCCCTACTTGACCACCAAGATCTTTGTAGTCAGCATAAGAAAACATTCCTTTCATAATGCCGGTAAGTAAAGCACCAGTACCGAAGCAGTACAAAACAAAGTACAGCAATGTAAAAATAACGCATAATAACTTGCTATTCTTTATATCAAAGAGTCCAGCTATCTTATTTGTTAGTGGAGAAGGTATCATTGCGATTAGTCCTGAGATAAGCATTGCGAGGAATAATACAATGAATACGAATGGCAGTTTTTCAGTATGTACTTGATTTCTAATTGTCAGTGTAGTTAGCACTGAAAAAACAGCACTCACTATTACTAATATCTTTGTACCTGCAAATACGTTGTATATTGCCTTATCTGTTATTTTCATACGATCCCATCCATTACAATTGTAACTCACTAAAATTAATAGCAAGAAAATCTTTATACTTGTGAACCAATTCCACCTTCGACTAATCCTTTGCTTCTACTTTTACAGTACTTTATCATATCTCGAACAAGTGCTTCAATTTCACCATCATAGGGCTGTTCAATTGATCGGGTTAGTACTGCCCGGTTGGCCATTGGGCGTCCCTACTCACGAACGGGGCGACGACTTGTCTTTCTACTTACTGACTTTTCAGTAGTTATTTTGAGTAGTTTTATCTAAGGGCTTTAACAGCCCGATCCCTAGACAAACGAAGTGCGTCAGTTACTAACAAGGCCGTTAAACTACCAAAAAATTTTGTGTTTTTTTAATTATTTTAGTTCTTTTCAATTACTTCTAATTCTTTAAAAAAAACCAAAAATGCCGCGTTCTTTTCGACTGAAGGGAGAAAAAACGCAAGTTTAATCCCTATTTAATTTTCTTAGTTAAAGCGAGTTTACGAGCTTTGACTACGACAAGTTTACTTGGCGATTTCTTATTAATAAATTTTTCGAGTAAGAGTAATATTAATATAAGGTCGCAAGATGCGAACCGGCACTGCACGTAGTGCATAAACCGTTGATATATATGGTATATTTTACATCATCGTGCGAAGCAAACGCACCATCTTGCGAAGTAAACACCCATCTTGCGAAGTGGGGTGGTCGCAACATAAAGTAAATCACTTCGCATCATCAATCATTCTCTGTAGTTCTTCAATCATTTCTTGTGCTGATTCCGCCGTTATTGTATAGTTTGTCGATTTGGTACTTCTGTACTGTAGTTGGGTAATAGTGACCGTCTTTTGAATTTTTGAATAGTTTAATGCCTTTATTATTATTAGCATCAACCAGTGCTGCCGATAGCTGCTTTGTGATAGTTAAAAACTTGCGTACTGTGCTCTCAGTAGGTACTGAATCACCACTAGTTTTTCCATAGTAGTACTGAAGCCAGTATTCAACATTATCTCTGCTTATTTCTGTGCAATTGAATAGTACGAAGTATACTTTTTGTTTTGGGTATCCTTTCTTGCCTGCACACTTATTAATAATATCAATAACGATTGATTTACCTTCGGTAGTAAGATCCGAATATTTTGTGTTGTTCCCTGCAATTCTAATGAATTTTGAATTGTCTATTTTTTGTTGTTTCCCTGCCATTATAAATACCTTAGTCGTAGTTAGATAAGCCCCGGACGAAGGGGCTTTATTTTATTGTGTTTCCATATTGTTGTCATAATCGGATTGAATGCTATCTCGAAGATTGATTAGTCTTTTGAATGACTCTACCATCAATGCGATAGTCAAAAGAATATTCACGTAGAACGTTATCAATCTCCTGAATCTTCCACTGTTGCCATTGTCTGTGGGCTTCGTGTTGATTTTTGAAGTTCTTAGCTTCTTGAACACCATCAACACTGCACTGTGCTTTATAGTACTCGTATACTTTGTCTTTGTACTTATTCCGCTGAATTGAAACCCCCATTGGCAACCCGTTGTTTTTCTTCCTACCGTCATTCATTAGCGTGTTGATCTTTGGCGGAATCCAAACGCAATTACTTGGAGAGTACTCTTTCCCACCAGTAAGCCAATCTTTGTCAATGCACCAGTCTTCAATGTGAGTTTCTAGCCACCACCGTGCAAAGTTACTATGTAGCTGCCAAGCTTCGCATACTGTCGCACGCCCTTTCTTCTGTGCGTTAAGGCGATTATTCCACGCCTTCGTACTCTCTTCGTAAAGCTCGGGTGTTAATCCGATCTCTTGTTGTTTTTCAATATCGTTTGCTAAGTCATTAGTGCCAATTCCAGATACTAATTTTTTAGTTTCCTGTTTCATTTCAAAATCCATTTATACATGCACATCATCGTCCGTGGTGTGCTCCATTTACTTCTTACTGCACTACCTTATTAGTTCTTATTACCTCCTAAAATGATGTGTTGGTTAATTAAGTACTGAATGGCGGCACTTCTTGTTTTGGCCTTCCCGCCCTCAATCAAACTATCTATTAATTCGATTTGTCTATCATTCAGACGTATGCCAAATGATGTATTTTTCTTTTCTCACACCACCACATCTTCAATATACTCTACTTCAATAAAAGCAAATTCACCCCATATGACAATATGACATCCACGCACTGACTCTTTTTTCTTTTGGTACTGAAATGTACTGGTGTGTTGCTAACCTTAACCAATATTCACTGAACACCCTTTTTCTAGATCAAACTCTTCCAAAAATATAGATGCCATTTGTAGCCCCGCTAAGTATCTATGTACGTCTCTATGTACCAAGGAGAGTTGGAATATCTTTTCTTCTGTTAATTCTAAAAATAACTCCACATTAAAATCTTCTTGTGTCTCAATGTCATTAGTTATACTACTGTGGGTTGGTTTATCGGAATACGTTTTTCTTTGTATTGTATGGCTAGTATAATCACTGGTAGTCAATAAAAAACCCCCAGCCAGATCTAGCCATAGGAAGCCATCATCTTTTATCTCAAACGCAATATATATTTGATCTACTTTTTCACTAGTATCTAGTGTTTGGAGTATATCGTTTATGTCAATGGATTCTTGTGTGCTGCCATCTATCCATGATTCATTTTTTAGAGTATATGTATGTGTTGAATTTGGTTTGTGTACCACTACTGATATTAGTTTTTTCTCACCATCGTTCAGTTCATAAGTAAAATAATGTGGGGTTGTGGTTACTTCACTGCTAAGTCTAAGTACAATTGCTTGTTTCATTTCATCTCTCCATTGGTTTGTTTTTTGTTCCAACGGGCACAATATTTTTGTAGTTGATCTATATATATATAAACACGCATATTGTGCCCGTTAAGTATTTCATTTTTTGAAGTCTCCTAGAATTGCGTATTGATTAATTAAATAAACCAATGCCCCGCTTTGTGTTTTGGCCTTACCACTATCTACTAATTGTTGTAAGTACTGCATCTGTGTATCAGAAAGTCTTACATTGATTTGCTTATTCTTGTTCTTCTTTTCCATTGCTATACATTCCTTATCTTTTTTTCCGTAAAAAAGTACCCGAATGTCACAACGGGTAACTTTATCTTTGGAGATTTTGTTTTATTATTTATTGAATTGAGTAGTAAGTACTACCATATGCAATTCCAAGTTTTTCATCACGAATCACAAATGCTATTGTTGTATTTCCATCATCTATATTTATTAATTTCACGTCATAAAGCGTGAACAATACAGGCCAGAATACGCTATTGAATTGATCAAGATTTTCGGTTAATTCTAAATTGTTGTCTTGAAGAAATCGTAGCATCTCATTAACCAGTACTAGATGTTCTGGTAGATCGGGGAATAATACTTTTGCTAATCCACATGCAGATACAATATTAATCTTGAACAT